TACCTGAAGTAGTAGAGAACCCAGATTTATCTGCATAAATTGTATATGCAATTCCTGCAGTAGTAGCAAAATCCGCAGTTCCTATAAATTTTCCATAGTATGTTACAATTCCTATTCCTGATGCAGCAGTTATAATACCAGCAGATATTTGAATAGTTCCTAATGTAGAAATTCCAGAAACACTCAATGAAGTAACAGAAGCAATACCTCCAATTACATTAATCGCAGTTGTAGCAGTTCCAGATATGTTACCATAAAAACTAGAGGCAGTTAAGACCCCACTGATTGAAGCATTTCCAATTACTTCAAATTTTGAATTTGGTCTAGTTGTTCCAATTCCAATATTACCATTATAGAAGTTTAAATCTACCGAACCAGTTGCCAATCCAGTTGGTCCGTTATATAATACTTGTCCAACTGCCCCTTGATTTAAAATATCAGTTACTGCAAATCTAACAGTTGCAATACCTACATCTCCAATAAAACCTACAGATGGAGTTTCTACAGTTACTCCAGTGCCTACGAAGTTTAATCCGTGTATTCTACCGAAAGCATTATTAGGAAGTTCTCCATTGGCATAAACACTTATAATCCCTAAAGTAGTTCCAATACCAACTTGAGTGCTCCAGTATCTTTCTCCTGGATATTCTGCAATCGCTGCAAGTTGATAAAATGCACCTACTTTAATCGGATTTGCTCCTATGGAAGAAGGTCCAACTAATGGATCTCCAAGACTAGGCTCTGCTTGCTCTAATCCAAGAAATTGATATCTATCAGAACTAAGTCCAGTTGGAGGTGTTCTTTTAACTCTTCCTGATGTAAGTTTTCCCATTTAATTTATTGTTTTGCAGTTTCTAATACACTTAAAATAAGGTCCATTTTATTATCGGCATTCCCTTGAATTACCAAAGCATCATAGGTTTCTAATGCTAATTTTCCATCTGGAAGTAGATTAATGCTATCATTCGTTGGCACACTTTGAAGATTTGCAAATTTAAATTGACCTTCAGTTCCACGAGTATGTATTCCAGTCACTGAATAAGTTTGCCCATCATCTGCAATGTTTGTTACTTGACATAAAGTAACAATAGATGCTACTCCAATAGGACAAGTATAAACTTCTACAGGTTCCGAAGTGATTTTATATCTTATGGTTCTGAATTTATTAAGTGCAATTACTGCCATTTTATTTACTTAATGCGATAATTAAAGGTGTTACTGTATTTAGTAAGCTTTGACTGAAGGACCTTCCGGAAATAGTTCCAGTTAACTGGTTAACTGTTACTCCTTCTCCAATTCTAAAGTTACCTGCTTGGTTTGTGCTGGTAAAGACAACTTGACCTCCATTTAGTTTTACAACTTCATTATCCTTGAGGGTAATACCTCCAAGTGCGGGTTTAGCAGTATTAATATTTGTTCCTGCTCCAACCCATTCAAATGAGATAGTAGTTGCAATTTGTAAGCTTAATCTGGAGAAATATACAGTTGAACCCTCTGGAATGGTATTATTTAGTCTGGTAGTTAATACCATTCTTGAAGTTCCGTTTACTGGTAATGTCGCACTCTCAAGATTATAATAAATTGGATAAATTGTACTATGTGCTGTTGCTTGAGTTCCTGGACCTGGAGGTGGAGCAATTGTAACTTTAGGTGTGACTAGATACTGATTTCCACTTGCAATCACATCAATAGAAACAACCTTACCATCTATAACATTTGGAGATGCTTCTGCACGAATACCACTTGGTCCTTGTGGAAAATCGACATCTACTCTTGGAGGAGTAGAACTAGAATATCCACTTCCTGGGTCATCTACTACAATAGTTTGAACTGTATAATATAGAGTATCAAAATATATTGCCTGTCCATCATATGGTCTGTAGTTTCCTAATCCAGAAACTGTAACAACATCACTTTCTATATCCGAAGTCCCTACAGTTTTTCCGGTATAACGATAAATTGATTTTGTTCCAGCATCTCCAACTCCATTTGAATATAATCCGTAATTACCAAAAGATGAGTTGGAGTTTGTAAGGTCGCATTGACCTCCACTTCCAGTATAGATTGCAATATCATCACAAATTGTAAAGATAGAAACTAACTGTGCGTATCCCCCATTCGTAATAGAAACTCCAATGCCACCTTGATTATACTGAGTATAACTGTCTACACTCATAGTTCCGGTTACACCAATATCATCAGCGTCTCCTGGCTCTGCCTCAAATCCGTCTACTTTCATTCCAATACTATTCGGAATAAAGTTAGTGCAGTTTCTAATGTAAGGTCCTTGTGTAATTGGACCAACTCCTTTAGAGTATGGAGGAAGAATTACTCCACCTGAGACGTAATTATGTGCGAGAGTAGATACTCCAACCTGAACTGTAAATTGATTATTTGCAATTGAAGTTTTATTGATTGCGATACCACCTGAAACATAGTTATGCGCCAAAGTAGACACCCCAACATTAACTGTAAATGTATTTCCTAATCCCACAGTGCTTAATACTTTAAACTTAAATCCACCACTCTTACCTGAAGGGAATATCTGAGTAGATGGTGCTCCACCTGAAGTACAAGAGAATAGTAAATCACGAAGTTCTACATACCCACCAGGTTGAATTCTAAAGTTTGGTGCAGTAATTGTAGTAATACCTGTTACATTATTATAAAGTGCAGAAGTTATACCAACTGGCTTATCTGTAACTATATCTAATACTTTAAATCTAAAACCACCACTCTTACCTGAAGGGAATAACTGAGTAGATGGTGCTCCCCCTGAAGTACAAGAGAATAGCAAATTACGAAGTTCTACTAAATCTCCTGTACGAACATATGAACCTGGAGCAGTAATTGTAGCAATGCCTGTTACATTATTATAAATCGCAGTAGTAACACCTACTGAACGGTTTATTACAAATCCTCCAGATTGATAGTTATGTGCTAACGTGGAAACTCCAACATTAATATTAAAAGAACCATCTTGATAAACTTTATCAACATAGAACTCATATCCATTTTTTCCTGATGGGAATATTTGAGTAGATGGTGCTCCACCTGAAGAACACGAGAATACTAAATTACGAACTTCAACAATATCTCCAACTTTTACAGAAAGAGTAGGTGCAGTAATTGAAGTTCTACCACTTTTCTCATCATAAATTGCAGAAGTTATTCCAGCAACAGTAGTAAAACCAATTCCAGAGTTTCCGGGATAAGTAGTAGTAATTCCAGAGTTAAATCCATTTTTTACGATAGTAGTTACAACTCCCACACAGGACCGTAATGCAGAAATAACATTCTGACAGGAGTTGATACTATCATTAAATCCAGTTTCAATATCAGTTTGTATACCAAGGTCTTTTACTTGAGTGAACTGATTTTGGAAATTAGTATACTTTTGTATTGTTCCTCCAGAAACATAATTGTGAGTAATTGTTGAAATCCCACCCACAAACTCAAAGGTATTTGCATCAATAACTTTCTTAACTGGGAATACATATCCAAATTTACCATTTGGAAAAATAGTTGTAGTAATACCAGAACCACCAGGACAAGTAAACTCCAATCCTTGAATTTTTACAGCATTATCTTTAACTAGACCGTGATTAAATGCAGTGATTGTAGTAATTCCAGTCTCCTTTCCATAAACTGCAGTAACTACAGTGGTCCCAAGTCCTACAGGATACCCTCCCCAGGTACAGTTGTTGACAACAGACCTTGCAACATTAAATGAATAATCAAGAGTTGCAATTGTTTGATCTACTTCTCCTGGATTTTTAAGAATCTGTGGAATCAAATTTCCATCTTTATCATAATAGGAAAGACCAGAACTCACACATTTTGAGTTACCACCTCTTGTGATATCAAAACAAATTCCTTTCCAAATTCTCTTAACATCTAATGCACATAGGTCACTTTCAAGATTAACTCCATAACGAACTGGAGGAGCAACAAGAGTTGAACCTGCACCGATCATATTAGTAATAATACCAACGAGTTGTTGAATGGTTACTCCTACACCAACACATCCACCAGCAACTTGTATTACAGATGGTTCAAAAGATTGTCCAATTCCTACTTGATATGAAGTTGGAATTGGTTGATTGTTAATAACATAAGTTGATATTCCAGCAGCATAATCTAATGCTGCAATAGTTGCTTCTGGTATACCAACTCCATTGATATGAATTAATCCACCGGCACTACCGAAATATGAATAACCAGCACCAATAGATTTACGATTACTATTTGCTTTTAAATCATATGAAACAGCACTCATAATGCTGACAATATCTTCTTTACAGTTAGTATAATTACTTCCAGTTAAAGTAAAATTATATCCTATTGGTGATGTTAAAAATCCTACTGCTTCTGTTGCAATAAAATCTAAATTCTTATCAATCAATCTTGCTGCATCTTGTTCTCTATGACTACCAGCAAAACCACTAAATCCACTCGTTAAAAATCCAACAGACTCTTTTGCAATATAATCAAGATTCAAACGAATCATTCTTGCTCCATCAAAGAACCTATCGTCTGCAGTTCCTTTCAATGGTTGTAGTGCTACAACTGCGGCACCATTTGTAGAGTTTTGACCTATAAAACTAATATTATTAATATGACATCCATTATTTACATAAAATAAATCTTGGTCTGGATACTTAGGAGTAACCACACAGTTTCTAAGTTCCGTTCCATTTACTGAAACTGTTTTTGCTAAAATGATTGGATTTTCTTCTACATAAACCCCAGGAAATACTTGAATAGTATCCCCGTAAAGTGCTACTGCTGCTGCTGCCTTTATAGTTCTTTTAGTATGATTTTCAGTAAGTCCAGTATTATTATCATCACCATTTTGAGAAACATAAATGGTTTTACCGATTGGTCTATAAGCATCAATTTTAACGACACCTTTTCCTAACCCACGGTTGTCTTGAGTTCCAAAAATATCAACACCAATTCCAGGAACGATTTGAGTAACAATTCCTACGAGATTTATGCCATCTCCATAATAAGCATCTGCAGTTATAATGTTAGCAGAAACGTCTGAAACTGTGGAAAACCCAGAAACACTCAACTGAGTAACTGAAGCAATTCCTCCAATTACATTCGTAGAAATTCCCGATTTTTTAGCATAGTCTACATCAATATTATATGAACCTTGAAGTCTATCTGGGGGTATAGTTCCGTTTAATATATTTCCTGCATTTGTTAAATAATCTGCAGTACCACTAATGTTGATATCATATAATCCAGTCAATCTTGCTCTATCAACCGTACCTGATAAAATATTTGCAGCATCAGGAAGAGTGAGTGCAGTACTTGCAGTTCCAACAAGATTACCATAAAATGTTTCTGATTGAATAGAAACCGCACTAACTATACCACTGTTAGTTAAATCTAAGTTACTACCAGTTGGTAGTTCTTCAATTCTTTTTAAAACTTTATTAGTCGTTAATGGTACTCTATTTTCCATTATTTACTACAAATACTTTTTTTACACTTATCTTATTTATGAAGTTTCAAAGACAGGTAAATCTAGGACATTAAATCTTGTTGTGATATTTTTCAAATGGTCGAAACTCCAACTACAGAAGTCACTAGTTTTCCAGTGTTTGAATCGAAATAATATGATGGAGGTTCAAATGGAGTATAATCTGTTGATTTTAATATTGAAAGATTTTGTTTGAGTTTATTAATTTCAACATTTCCATAAACTCTTCCTTGCAATAATCCAAAAGCACGAGATTCAAGAGTATTTCTCATTTCTCTTAGAGGATTAGATGCAGCAATTAAAGCATCGATTTTTGGTAAATTCCTTTCAATAATTGCATCTCTATTTGTTTCTGCTATAGTAATTGCATCCTGTAAAGCAGCACATCCAGAAAAAGTAGGATTATTTTCAGATACATTTGCGTATGCAATACCAAAAAGAGATGTTAATCCAAAACCAACGGTAACTGTATCTCCTTCTTGTGCGTAGGTAGAACTAGTGGATATTGGAGGGTATCCTAAAATACCATAAGTATAAGTATTTTTTACAGGCCAATCAGTGTTTCCTGGATAATATCTTGCATAACCTGCACCACAGGCAGGTTCTGGATATTTAGTTCTTAAATATCTTTCAGTCGTATTTAATTGAGCATCCGGCTTATTTGCAAACTCCGAAGTCATAACTTCTTTCCATTGGAATGGTCCAATCGGATTTCCATCATTAACTCTTACTAATTTATGTCCCAAACTTACAGTATTAGAATTTAAAATACCAACAGTCACTGGATCTATAGGATTATTTGAATAATCAAATGACGTGGGATCATTTTGTGTAGTTCTTATATTTGTAAAATTAATATTTGTTCCAGATGATATTGCTGCTGCGTCCAAAATTAATGTCGGATAAGTGACTAAAGCACCAACTTTAAAAGTACCAGTTCCTGTTCCAACTGCTGGAAGACTTATAACTAAACTATCTGTAGTCGCATCGGTAGTTATAAATGATCCAGTAGTGGAGTCCCAAAAATTATTAATTGTGATTGTAGTAGTTCCAAATCCAACTATTGTTGTTTCTGGATTTAAAATTCCAGATAAAGTTATTGAATCTCCAACATTAATTCCAGTTGTAGTTCCAACTCCAACATTTGCAATAATAGTTGAACCCAAACTAACTGAACCATCAAAATCTGTAGTAACTCCTACAATACTTGTAGTTCCAAACCCAACAATTGTTGGTAAATTATTGGAAGAAAATATGACGGGATTGTCGATATTATCTACAATATTATCTCCAACTAATAAATTTGAAGTTCCATTATTCCCAAGTACTGCTAAAGTAGTAGTACCAGAGCCTATTGTTCCTAAAAATTCACGAACAATATTTGATCCATAATCTTGATTCTGTGGTCTTCTATAATATTTTGCACCACAATATGCATAATCTATTCTTACATTTGGGTTCTTTTTGCAAGTATATACAGTTTGTACTATTGGAAATAAGAATCCACTATAAGATTTTGTAGAAGTTATCTCCCAATATAAATCACTTCTGCAACCAGCAGCAATACGATTATCATAAGCAGTTTTTACTGATGTAATCGCAACATTAATTTCATCAACAAGTGGGATAATTTGGTTATCTATGTTTCCGATAATAGTATCATAACGGTCAATTTTAACATCCATCAATGCTAATTGATCTTTAATCATTTGCACTTCAGTAGTCTTATAATCTAATTCCTCTTGTTGTTCTTCAATAAAATTAGTTGAAATCATAATAATTAATTGTATGCTCTTTTTTATAATAATTAAAAATATTTATTGAACTATTGCAGTACCATAAGGGGTGTATTGCCCATTATCACCGGGATAATCATTATATGTACCTTCATATTCTGGAATATTTTTATCTGTATCTGCTCTTTCACCATAAACAGTATAATAACAATTTATAGAAGACCCTGAATTTGTCTTAATTATAATTCTTGTTCCCCATTCAATCTCATCAACATATAGTTCTTGATATGCTCCAATTGGAGTTAAGGTGACAGTAATTGTTTCTGGGTCTACCAACTTTCTCCAATATTCTGGTAACTCAATTACATTTGAATCTTTAAGTTTTCCCCTCACATAAACATCTGCGGTTGGTCCTTCAATACAAACGTGTCTTAATCTCCATCCTTCTTTTGTAGGATGTGGAATGTCAAATGATTTTTTATGTGCATTTAACCAAGCTATTTCATTGTAAATAATATCAATTGTAGGCCCAGTAATATCTCCTGTAGCAAGAATATCACCAAAAAGTCCTTCATCTGCTACAACTAATGGAGCAGATGCAACTGCCTGGCATACTTTTGGTCCTTGAGTTATTTGTACCGCAGCATTTGATTTAAGACCTAAAATTTGTTTAAATGCTGCTTGAATTTCAGCACCAATCTTATTAGTAAATCCAAATATATTTGATAATGCTAAATCATTTATAATTCCTGCTGTAGTCGTAACACCAAAAATATTTGTAATCCCATCAACTTCCAATGATGCTGGGAAACTTAATCCAGGAAGAGGTGGTCCAATCGTACAAGTTGCCCGATCTAATCCTATAGAACCAGTAAGTTCTCCCATATAAACTGGTCCATTTAGAACAGCAGTTCCCGGTTTAAATTTTGAAGATAAAGTCAAAAATGAAGTATCAACTTGTCCTACTACAAGTTTTTCAGAAACATTTGAAATAATTGTATCCATTGTTTTTAATCCTTACAAACAGAAGCAAAGAACTGTTTAATTTGTTCTACAATATGAAGTATTTTCCCCATAAGTGAAGAAGAATCAAGAGATGGTCCATCAGTTGCCTCACAAGAAGCACCCCCGTAGATTGAAACAGCAGTACCAGTACCCAAAAAAGTACCACTTGCTGCAATAGTTGCGTTTGTTGCATTTACCCCATAAGTTGGAGCATTTTGCTGTATTATTTTTCCTGCTTGAATTGTAACTTCACCACCATTTCCACCCAAACCAATAATACGAATATTTGCTGCTTCTAAAATAATCTCTCCATTCAATGCTCTTAAATGAATATTTCCATTTTCTGCTTCAATAGTTTTTGCTGGTGATTGAGGATCTTTAAGACCATAACCACATAATTCTTGAGAAGTTGTTTTACATCTTTGTACGTGCCTTCCGTCTTTAAGGAATGTAATTCCTTGATGATTGTCAGTAGTAACTGACCAATCAGTCACAGAACCATCCTGAAGTCCTTCTCCAGAAGAAACTCTAAAACCGTTATATTGTCTAGAATGTGGGTCTTTCATATACAATCTACCACTGTTGTAATTCCTGTTGTTGTTGCTTGGTCATTAACTAGGTTCTGATTTACAGAAACATAAGTTGAATAATACTTCATAAGAGGTATTACTTGTGCTCCAACTCCTGTTGTTGTATTTATGGTTAAAGTTGGAGGTGTTGTAAATCCACAAACTGGATTTGTAAGAGGTTGAATACTTACAATTGCTCCACTTCTGGGAGAAACGTTTGGAATATATGTATTTTGCCCATCAGTAATTGTATCCCCAATTGTATATCCATATCCAGGATTAACTAAAATAATAGATTGAATACAACCGGAAATTTGACTACTAATACCAGTATTTGTTGTTATTCCAATTCCACCAGTCCCAATTCCATCAGTCCCAATTCCAATATTTGTATATTTTCCAGGAACATAACCAAATCCAGGATTAGTCACATAAATTGAAGTAATAGACCCATTTTCAATAATTGCATCTGCTGTTGCACCATTTCCGCATCCTGTATTATCAGCAACTGTAATTGAAGCATAAGTATATCCTACTCCACCACTTATAACCTCAACAGAAAAAATAGAACTATCTGAACTTACAATTGGAACTGCACTTGCACCTACACCATCACCAACAATTCTTGTAATTGGTGGAAGACAAGTTGTATATTTTGAACCAATAGGTAGTGGGATAATATCATTTTGATTTGTTGGATTTGATACAATTTGATTACATTGATTATAGGTATTATTAAATACTCCATCTATTCCAGCAAGAAGTGGAGTTTGATACATTGTATCTTCTATTGACCCTAAACCTTCACTTATACCTCTAAAGATATTTACATTATTGACCATTTTTTGCCAGTCATCTGCTTCCTTTTGACTTGGACCAAAATTAGCAGCCCAAACGTGTGGTGTTTTACAAGCAAGACCAGTACATTCAAGCAAACTAAAAATTTGCGATGCTAACGAACTTGCTTGATTTAAAATTCCAGAAATTGTACCAATTCCATTTGTCAACCAGTTAATTCCAGACATTATATCTGCAAGTGCCGTATCAATACCATCCATCACATTTGCTAAAATACCAGCAGTAAATTGTTCTACTGCACAAACAGGAGCATTAATTGTATTTGCTGCTAAATCACCAAGAAGATTTTGAACAAATGGAAGAAAACTAAGGTTTTCAATGATACAAAAAATTTTATCCATTATTTTTTTAAATGCTTCAAATATTTTTTTTTGTTGTGGTATTGGAACAAATAATGCAACTATTTGCCTGAATAACCAACCAAGACATTTAAAAATTGTATCTCTTAAATTATTAATGATTAATTTTACAACTCCAATAATTTGATTTGCACATTGACTAATGGAGTTTGTAATATCTACAACTTCATTTAATATTGGATTAATATAAACACCCAAATAATTATCTAATCCATTTGTAAATGCAATAAAATCTTGAAGTCCTTGTGTAATTTGACTAATTAAATTATTTTGACAACCATTTGGTGTTACAAATGCTGGTCTTTGGGTAAATGCTCCCACAACAGCATTTGTAGAAAATGCTGGATTATCTTTAAAAACACCAACAAGTTTATCTCCATATTGTACATCTATCTTTTTTCCAAGTGAATCGACAATACCTTTAGTAAAATCAAAATTAATTTTACCAGAATATGCAGCAGATACATCTACAGAAAATGGTGGTGTGTCTACTTGATTTCGTTCAGCAGTTGTTGCAGTTGGGTCAATTGGTTTAGGTGCCCTACTATCTCTTTGCGTATCGGGAACAAAATTTCCTGGATGACCTGTAAATGGTTTGAATTGTGAACTTCTTTCTTTATTGATTACATCTTCTGTTTGTAAATTCTTAACACCATCACTACGATATAATAATCCTATAATAACGGGTTGCTGGGCATCATCACCATCTAAGAAAAATCCAATGCAAGTTTCACCACCTTTTAAATCTATTGTTCCACCAATTCCACCTTGGGCACTTCCAAATGAAGGGTCAAGCATAACTTGTGCCCAAGGTAAATCTTCATCAGCAAGAATATTACCATCAAAAGAATGATATCCAATAATTCTAACTTTACATCTATTTGCCCAATCTCCTTTATTGGAAAATTTAGAACCCTTATCCCAAGATGTTTTTATAGCAATTTGACCTATCCACCAAGTAAATCCATCTTTACCAATATAATTGGATTTTAATAAAGCTTCTTCAATCATCGTAAATTTTACACTCCAATGCTCCTGGATTTAAATAACAATATAGTTCTAATGGAGTAGGAACTTTTGATGCATCAGGATTATTTTTTTGATATTTTAAAAGTTCTTCTAGATATGTTTTTAAATATCTTTGCCTTTGCGTGTTTTCAGAATATTTTTCTAATTCTTCGGCAATTTTAATAATGTGCTGTTCTAATTCCATTTGATTTTAGTTAAGTTTTAGGACCGTAAAGACCATAGCTATCACGTATAAGTCGTAGGCTGGTAATCAGTTGACCACCTTCAAAATGATGACGTAATTCTTTAATTAAATAATAACCACTTTGTTCGTCATCAACTTGTGCTGTATTTGAACTATCTATTCTTGGAAATTCAGAGTAAATAATATCTCCTACTTTCAAATTAATATTACAAGGAACTATCATATTTAGTGCCTGTCCAAACAAAATATTATATCTTGAATAAGACATTGCCATATCAGCACCATTCCTTTTGGCATCCCCTACCGTTCCATCCTTATTTAATGCTCCTCTATCGGAAGTTCTTACCATAATGCGACTTATACTTTCTCCAAATTCTTTAGAAACTGCTAATTTATCTTGATTACCCAATTTATTATTGATTTGTTCTTGTAATCTATAAGTATACAAGTCTAATTTATTTGCATATAAGTCATAAAAATAGGTCTTATTTGCATAAGTTCCAACACGTAATGCCTTCATTAAATCACTATTCTTTTCGAAGTTATAATTTAAAATTTTAAATTCATTATCTATTTTATTGCTCTCAATAACTTGAGTGTAAAAATAACTTGGAATATTCTCTCTATTAGTACTTCCTATCTGAATTTGAGTAGGAGAAACCAAACTATCTATACTTCTAAAATTAAATCCTTCCTTATTCTCATAAAATAAAAATCCTGCGGTTCCCTTTGCTTCTCCAGTTTGGCCTTCGCCCGAAGTTCCACTCACAGGTCCTGTTGCAGGAACCGATTTAGGTCCTAACCAAGTGAGTATATGAAATGGTTTTTTGTTATTTCCAATAAAAGAATAATCATTCGATGTAACTTCAATATTATTTTCTTTATATTTTTCAGTCATTAACACATCTTTAAGAATAGTTGTAACTGTATTTTTTAAATTTCCTTGATATTTTTTCTGACATCTAGCTGTCTCATTTGTTAAACCTTCACGAGAAACCATATGCAAAGTAAACATCTCATTACCTTGTTGAGCATCCAATCCACTTACTTTATAAACATACATTGAGTACTTACCATCTAACACAAAATCACCAAAAGCAGTAGAGACATCAATACTAACTGATTCCCCTCCTCGTATAGGTAAAATATTAAAAAGTGAAGAACTATTCATTATCACTGCGATTGCTGTTACACAAGGAGATAATATATCCTCATAATAATCAAAGAATAATAATGAGTTGGTAATATCTACCGACTTAGTACCATCTAAGGTTTTGAGTACAAACTGATTAACTTTATAGGAACCAACTGCTAAAGACATTTAACTTGCGGATAAATTTGTAAGAAGTAGAGTTTTTATAAGACTATTTACCACTTCACCTTCACTAGGTCCCGGAGAAGTTATAGTTCCTCCTCCATCACCTCCACCTACAGGTATATAAACTGGTTGAGAAGAACCTCCACCCCCACCCATAGCAATTACAGAAGGTCTATCAATAATGTATGATTGACTTTGTGAATATGAAGGATATTGTGCGATTTGTGGAACTTGAGATGGTGCTGCAGGAGAAACCATTTGAGCAGAGACTTCTTGAGCCCTTTGTTGTTTTATTTGGTTGACATATTCATTGTATTTGTTTTGTGCCTCTTTCACCTCAGGAGTTTTTGCCTTTCCGGAGAACTCTTCTTTTAATTTGGCATCTTTAAATATATTTTCTTGAGGAGTTCCCTTGAAGAATTCTTCTGGTTTTTTCTGAGGATAACTTGTATTGACTGGATTTAATTTTTCTTTAGTATCTGTTGCTTTATCATTTTTTTTGACTTTAATCTGTCCTCCAAATCTAAAATAACTATCAGCAACTTTACGACCATCTACTGGATTTGTCCCTGGTCCACCTGGTCTATATTCAAAGTGAACGTGAGGTCCAGTAGTATGCCCTGTGCTTCCTTGATTTCCAATAACTGTTCCAGCTTCTATTCTTTGTCCTTTTTTTACGTTCACTTTACTTAAATGTCCGTAAAGGGTTTCTGCTCCATTATCGTGTTTTACTGCAACCCAATTCCCGTATCCACCTCCATCATAACCAACATCAATAATTCCTGGTTGTATAACAGATACGGGTGCATTAGCATTTGAATTGGCAAAATCAACTCCTGCGTGCATATGATTTTTCCTTGGTTCTCCAAATCTACCAGTAACTGCAGTTTGCGATGGCAACTCCCCACCCTCTGCGCTATAACTCTCTGTGGAGGGTTCCCCAGGGTCTCTAGTATATGAAGTATCAGGAGTTTCCCCTACATCATCTGTGTTTTCTTGCTGTTGTTCTTGCTGCCCTAAAGTTCCAAATAAACCAGAAGATACTCCTTTTTCAAATTTACTTACGGCAGAACTAAATCTGGATATAATATCTTCAAAATTTCCCCCCTGAGCTGCTGCTTTTTGTGCGGCTTCCTGTGCTTTTATCTTTCTTTCAAGTTTCGTCTTAACTTCATCGTTATTTCCAGTTCCCGTTACTCCTTCATATGCTCTATCACCTAACCATCCCCCAGCCATTCCTCCGAGACTAGCTCCAGCAAAAGTACCAAGAGGACCTAAGAATGACCCAAGGGCACCACCAACAATTGAACCAGCAAGAGATGCTCCTGCTCCTGCTGCTGCCTTACCTACTCCCTCACCTTCTTGGACCCCTTGATAAAAATCAAGTCCAGCAAATACTGCATTCAATACACCTAATGCTTTTAGTCCACCAAATCTCATTTTACCACCATTAACTTTAACTGGTGGAGACTTTTTGGAAGGAAACATATTCCCCAAAAATCCAGCAAGGTCAAGCCCACCTCCAAGTAAACTTCCTAATAAACTACCAGGGGTTCCAAAAGTAGAAGCAACATTTATATTTGCAAGTTGTGCTATCTTTTTTTTATCTGGAAGTTTTATATTTTCAATTTGCTTTTTTTCCAAATCTAAAAACTTTACAATATCATCATATTCCTCTTTGACTGTTCTTAATGAATTTTTTGAACGAGAAGCAGATGATACAATATTATTTGCAGCAGTTTGAAATACAGATTTAAGTGTTATTGCCATAATCAACCATCCACAATATTATAAACCATCTTAGAATAAAGAACTAAGAAGTTATCTACATTTCCTGCAGGAAGAAATGGGGCAGAAGGAATTCCTCCAGAGGGTGGTGGAGGGGCGGAAACTCCTCCACCACCTCCATTACCTTGCGATTGTCCTCCTGCAGATGAAACTTCAGGAGGCATTGATAGGGTTGTAATCTTTGCCTGTGGATTAACTGGTTTCGATATTGCGTCTGCTTTTGCTTTAGTTTGTGTTGGTGCTGCTGCTACTTGCGGAGGAACATAACCATTATTGTATTGTTCCCATTTTTTTGAACCACCAGTTTTAGCAATGAAGTTTGCGTATTCTCTTGCAGTTATTACACCATCTGCATTTCCATATATTGTATCAATTTGTTTATTTTTTTCATAAGCAACGGAACCGCTTTTATATAAAGGTGTATCTGGACTTTTACCAACACTACCAGTAGCAATATTAGCCATTGTAACATTTTCAAATCCTTGCAAACCTCCAGGTTTAATTCCAGCATCCTTTAAAAATCGTCTATGAATTTTAACCTGATCTGATCTAGATAAAGCGGCAAATTGCTCTCTAGTTAAACCATATCTTGTATCTTTGGGATTATTTGGATTATACATTAATTGAAATATTCCTGTTGCACCACTTTCAGGTTTAGAAGCAGGATTTATTCCACTTTCAGCTTGATACATTGATAGCAATTGTGAAGGTGCTACTCCTACTTCTTTTGATAATTTTTGAACTTCTTTGATAAATTCAGTATCCTTCGAGACATCAGCAACTGGGGCATTTCCAGTTAATCCTAAATCAGCACTGCTTTCGCCAGGAGGGGCATTAGGACTAGAAGTTCTACTTCCTCCGCCAGAAGTTGATGGAGTGGGTTTAGGCTTTTGACTTGCACCTTTGATTAAGTCATCAATAGCATTTGCAAATCTATCAATAATAGAACTTAAACTATCTGCAAGATTTTCAGGAATATTTTGCGGAACTGCTGCAGGTTGAATATTTTCACTTCCAGATAGTGCATTAATTGCTCCTCCAGCTAACATACCAGTCCCTAAAGCACCTGCTCCAAGAGCAAGCATTTTTCCTCTACCTCCACCCAATAGATTTCCGGCTGCACTTTTTAAAGGACTTCCAGGAACTTTTATATCAAGATTAAATCCACCTCCACCAGATGGAGTTGCAACGGGAAGACTTGATAACTGTTTTACTATTTTATTAATAGTGTTACGGATTAGTTTTGCAGTCTCAAAACTATCTTCAAATAATCCCCTCAATCCCTTCAAACTATTTGAAATCTTATCTAAATTTTTTCTGTCCCCAAAAAAATTAATAAATCCCGTAACATTATTATAAAGACCAAAAAACTTTTCAAGAATTCCTGAAGGTTTACTGTCTTCTATTGATTTTAATTTATCTTGATATCCTTTTGTAAAATTTTGTAATGTGGTTTGGAATACGTTTTGTATATTGTTTATAACACCTTGAACTTTATTATCTTCATTTTTTACACTTTTATCAAGTACAGCATCAGTTTTTGTTGAAATTGTAGATACTATACTATTAAAATCTGGAGTTATGGGCTTAACTTCACTTCTTTGAAATGGAACAATTTTATTTAAAGAAGTAGAATTTACAATAGAAGAACCTAAAGAACCATTTCCTCCAGTTATAAAGTTCTGGAATTGCTCTGCAGTTCCTTTACGATTGCCAATAATATTGGGTGAGTTTAAAACACTACTAATTGCCATTTTGTTGGTTCTTTAGGTTCTCTTCTTCTATATGCTGCTGCAATAATCCCAAATACAATTCTCTTTCAAATGGTATCAAATTTTCAATTTCACTTAATGAATATTTATGAAACTGTAGTAGGGAGAAATTAATTCTATAATAACTCTCCAAGTCCATATAAGCCATAACTATCCGAAAAAACTGGTTAACCCCTCCAACGTAACTTCGTTTTCTTTTTTAGTTTTTGGATTAACAACTGTAAACGTATGAGATAACTTAGGCATAGTTTGAAAGAATATATCAATCTTTTTAAATTGTTGAGAGTTTAACCCTTCAATAAATTCAACCAATTCTTTTTTAGTACAATCTTTTGCAGACCAAGTATCTTCTTGATTAAAAACCATATCCATACACGAAGTGATAATATCAAAAGATTTATCTAGCATAGAAACATCATCCATACTAAAATCAAAATTATCTTTAATAAATCGGTCCAATGAAGGATACTTCATTCTCAAAACTAAATTATCATCTAATTTTATATCTGTAGAATGTTCTGGATTTTTTTGAACTTGAATTTCGTCAATAAAGACTGTTACGGGAACTTGAGTTTCTCCATCATCATTACAAGTTACAATTAAATCAATACCTTCTCCGACAGACTTTCCTCTTACATTTAAAAAGATATATTCAATATCAAAAGTAGGAAGTTCTTCAACTTTAATACCTTTAGTAATAATACATTCCTTTAAAATCTGCTTAATCGCATTTGTAATAACTTTTGTATCTTTAGTCTCTAATGCAAGAAGTAATATCTTTTCTTCTTTAACTAAAAATGGTCTATACTTTATTGTTTTTTCTGTAGATGGCAATATCAACTCATACGTTGGAGTTATCGGCTTAGGTAATGGCATTTTATAATTTAGTCAGTATCAGTATTTAGCTTGTTTTTGCTTGGTGTTTTTCAATTATATAACGACTATATGTAAATGAAATAGTTGTTTTTGTTATTTGACTACCTTCATATGTTACTGGAATTGCAGTAATATTTGTTGGATATGCATCTATCATTCTATACGTTAATGTAGTGGGTTGTGCTCTTTTATCACTTCCAGTATAAAAATCTCTTTCAAATTTACTAATCGATATAATTTTTCTATATTTGTTTGGATATCTTACTCTAAAAAAATCATTAGTTAAAGATGCTCCACCTTGACCTATTGTACTTGCAGGATATTCTCCAGCAGAAGTATAGATTGGATTAATATAGTTCATCCATTCTTCAAATAAACGAATGCTTTGATATTCATTATCCACATATAAAGTAATTGTAAAATCAGTATAAACTTTTTTAGTTGGAAACTTTTCTAAAACACCTTGATGACTTCCAAATTCAGATGCAGTATCAAAAGTAACTCCAGGCAAAGCTGCTTCAGCACAAAAGAAATCATAAAAATTATTCTTTTGTATATCAGGAGTAATAACACCAGAGTTTCGTAACCAACCTAGTAAATCTGCGTCACCATTAGCTAAATGTAAAGATACTTTAAATTGACTTGTAACTGAGAGTGCTCCAAACAAGTCAATAGCACCAGGAAGCTGACCATCATTTCTCGGTATCGTTTGCTTGATGTATAATGGGCCTATTGGTGGTAGATTTGCCATCTAAATAATAGAAGTCTTATGAAATATTTATGCCTCGTAAAGAAGACTATTCATATCGACAAGGAAAGTTTAAACCATTACATCCTGAAAAGTATAAAGGAGACCCAACTGGAATAATTTACAGGTCCTCCTATGAATTAAAATTTATGAATTATTGTGATTTAAATGAAAGTATTAGTGAGTGGAAAAGTGAAGAATTTTTCATCCCCTACCGTTCACCAATAGATAACCGAATTCATAGATATTTCCCCGATTTTTTTATAAAGTATAAAGACAAAGAAGGCAATATGCGAAAGGTTATTATTGAAGTAAAACCTAAAAAAGATTTAAAAATGCCAGACCAAAGCCCAAAAAGAAAAACAAAATCTTGGGTATATTCAGTAAAAGCATATGCAGTAAATCAAGCAAAATGGAGTGCTGCAAGAGAGTTTTGTGCAGATAGAGGATATGAGTTTCGCATATTAACGGAACAAGACCTTTTTTAATTATAAATAATAACAGAGTTATAAAATATAAATGAACCCTTATTATACATATGCTTATTTAAAAGAAGATGGAACCCCATATTATATTGGAAAAGGTAAAGGAAATAGGTGGTTTAATAAAAGAGGTAAAAATTGTATTCCACCAAAAGATAAAAGTAGAATAATCAAATTAAAACAAAATTTAACCGAAGAAGAAGCATTCAAGCACGAAATCTATATGATTGCTGTCTTTGGTAAAAAATGCGATGAGACTGGTATTTTGATGAACATCCTAGATGGTGGAAGTGCTCCTCCCAAAATGTATGGTGAGGATAGTCCAACAAAAAGACCAGAGGTTAAGGCAAAAATAGGTGCTGCAAATAAAAAACATATGAAAGGAAAAATAATGCCAGAAGAAGTAAAACAAAAACTATCAAATACTTGGAAGGAAAAATTAAAAAATAATCCAAGACCGATATCTTACTACACCAAAAATTTAAACAAAATGGCGGAAAGAAATAAAACTGATAAAGAAAAACATAAAAAACATAGTGAATTTATGAAGGGAAAAGTTTTTAAAGGTAACAAAATTACTTACCAAGGAATAGAATATAGATCAATAGAAGAAGCAGCACGAAAGCATAATACTAGTAGGTATTTTATTCTAAAAAATTTAGGAATAATTGATACTACTAGAAACGGCTCAGAAATAACTACAAATTTTCAAAAATGGAAATGTATGGTAACAGGTCACATAACTACTCCTGGACCACTAACAGTCTATCAAAGAAAAAGAGGAATAGATATCAAAAATAGAATAAAATTATGATATCTGAAGATATTTTAAAACAAGC